ATATATAGTAGTATTTATATACGCAGTTTTTACCTGGAAAAATAATGGCAAAAGAAGAGGAAAGTAATGCAATACTAAGATATCTTAAAAAGATGAGCTCAAGTCCTGTCACGCCTACTCTTAAGACAGGTGATTTACAAGATTCTTTATATAATTTACAAAAAGCAGTTAACCCAGTTGAACTAGCCTTTAAAGCTATACCTCTAGTTGGCAATGCTATGTACACAAGCCTCAGCAACGCCAATATTATATTTCAAGACCTTAGCAAGTCTGGAGGAGGATTCAGAGGAGATCTAATAGGACTGAGTACGGCAGCAGCCAATTCTAGACTAAGTCTTACAGAATTTGCCGGTGTGCTTAAAGAAAACAACGAAGTTTTCATAGGATTAGGTGGTACAGCAACTAGAGGAGCAGAAGCATTTGCTAAACTTAGCAAAGCTTTTATGGATGATCGTAGTTCTCAAAATTTACTCCAGCTGGGTTATAATGCCAAAGACCTGAACGAAATTTTGGCAATTCAGGCAGTTACTCTTAGAGGAAGTTTTAAGGACGAAACAGAGCGTAATAAAGTCGCTACAGAAAATGCTGCTAAACTAGGTCAAGAAATGGATCTCATGGCCAGGTTAACAGGCAAAAGCAGAGAACAGCAACTGGAGCAAATGAAAAAAGCTCAAGCCGACATGCAGTTTGAAGCTGCTATTCGGCTAAAAACTCAAGGAATGAGTACTGAAGAAGCAGCTAAATTTGAAGCTAATGCTAGATCACAATATAGAGATGCGGAATTAAGAGGCCAAGGGCAAATGTTTAAAGAAATATTTGCTACTGGTCAAATAATGAGTAAAGAGGCAGCTACTCAAGCAGCTCTTATGCAAGAACAGTCGGCTGCAACACGAAAACAAGCGCTAATTTCAGCAGATGCTTCTATAGATAGTTTAAAGCGTGAACAAGAAGCAACGGCAGCAGGAAGAGAAGCAAGAGCTGCTGCCACAGCTGATATGAATAATAAAGGTAAATTACAGTTGATGACCTTAGGTGAGGCTGGTGGAGTAGCAACTAAAACTATGAGTGAAGTTCAGTCCGCTAATATGAGTTATATCAGAGGGCTAGAAGCAATTAAAGCAGAAGAAGAAAAACGATTAGGTAGAACTGTTTCCTATGAGGAAGCACAAAAAAAACAAATAGAAAAGGCGTTACAAGAAGCCGCAGGCAGAAATGATGCTGGTAAAAGTGTAAACGAACTTAACAAATCAATGATTTTATTTGAAGCAAGAGCTAAAGATGTCAGTGCTGCTTTAAATGAATCATTATTACAGCCTTTAAGAAATCTAGATGGACCTTTTTTAAAATTTAATACAATGTTATCTGAGGCAGGTTCTAATTTTGGAGGCACTAATAAGAATGTAAGAGCCGCCATAGCTGACACGACACAGGCAGCACGAGAAGGAAAACCATTAGGAGAAGTTACAGGCCTTGGTGGAGATGTATTAAAAGGGCTGCATGCTGGAGCCAACGTAATTGAGCAAGGAACTAAAAAAGGTGCTGAATATATTGAAAAAGCTGGAGATTTTTTTGGAAGAGTCACTCAAGGTGGATTCCAAGGGTTGATGAAAAACCTTAGTACAGAAGTAGAAGCAATACCTCCGGCTATCAAAGAAGGAGCAGTAAAAGCCAAGGAAACTTTAGAAGAGCCGCTGAAATTAATCCATAAGTATATCATAGAACCTCTTGCTAAGTCAGCAGCACAAAACGTTGAAAAGCGTCAAGGAGGAAGCCTTGAAATGACAGGAAAACTTTTTGAAAATTGGGGACAAGGCACATTAGTAGAACTTCACGGTATGGAAGGTGTTGTGAAACCTGAAGAAATGGCTAACATTGCCAAAGGTATGGCTGACAAAGGAGCAGCTAAAGCTATAGATCAATTTAAGAATCAAATTTCCGGAATGAAAACTAATGAGCCTAATAAGATTGACATGTCTAAAATCAGTAAAGACATTAATGTTTCTGTAAGTTCTATTGAAAAAGTTACCGGTGGGCAAACAGTAACAAATCCGAAAGAAAATATAACAGATGTTAGGGAAATTAATGCTCAATTAAAAAAATTAAAGGATGATTATGGTGAAAAGGTAAAAGACATAAAGGGTAAAATTAGAGAAGATTTAGGTGCTGGTGCTACATTTCAGGACAAACAAAATGCTCTTAATAATAATGAACAATTTAAAGCATTAAAAAGTGCCGTTGAAGAACAGGAAGCTATTTTAAACCGTCAGAAAGATGCTATTAAAGCTGAAGCAGAAGTTAGAAAACAAAAGTTAAATGAAACTAAGGCCTATGTAGAACAAGAATTAAAAATTACTAGAGATAATAAGGCTGTATTACAACAAGTTTTAAAAACTAGTACTGGAGATGAGATTAAAGAAGCTAAAATAAAGGCAGATGAACTCAAAGCAGTAATAGGAAAATCAGTTTCTGGGATGTCAGACGATCAAATAGAAAAAATGCTACCTAAAGGATCAACTGTTGATGATTTCTTTATAGACATGCAGGGCAAATTGCAGAGTTTCTTAGATCCAAATAAATTGTCTAAAGATAGTAAATCATATAACTTAGAATTAAAAGCTGAACAAGACTATAATAAACATTGGATTAAGTCAAGAGATGAAGCTGCTAAAATAGTTATAGAACTAGAAGAAAAAGCTGCTAGTCAAACATTATCTAAACGTGAACAAAATGAATTAAGACATCAGCAACTCCTAAAACAAGAAGCTGATCGTGAAGTTTCTATCAGTACTGCCAATATAGAAAATTATAAAAAACAGGCAGAAGCAGAAGCAAAAGTAACAGATGTTTTTTTTAAACAAACAAACGAAGTTCAGTTACGCGGTCAAGGACAAATGTTGAAAGAAATATTTCTTACTGGGCAGGTATTGAGTAAAGAAGCCGCTAAACAAAATCTAACTAGCAATACTGATCTAACGACTCAAACAAAAGATATATTTAACAAGATACTTAATTTTGTTACTAGCACTAAAGATGCTTTAATTTCAGAAGTTGAACATATACAATTAGATGTAAAAAATGCTATGTCTGGTATAGACTTTACTCCTATACAGGTCGAAGACTTATTAAAACAGACAAGGGATAATCTTATGTTGGAAGCTAACGAAATGGCTGAAGACATAAATGAAAATTTTAGCAGTATGATAGATGATGCCAATTACAGTGCTGGACCAGGAGATGCTAGTATAGCTGGTTTAGATTTTATAGCAGAAGATATCAAAAAAGCATTGCCGGTAGACGAATTTAGTGGTTTAGCAGAAGCTATAGAACTACAAAAAAATATAGAAAAAAATACATCAGGTATGGATGTGCGGGCAGAAGATGGCACTGTAAGTAAAGGAGTGAAAATAAATCCTGAAACAGGAGAAAAATATTATACAGATTTGCCTAAAGATACGAAATCTAGAATTAATGAACAGGTTCAAACTACTAATCCTTTTTTTGATGATAAAGGAAATATTAATTTAAATTCAATTAAGCTGCCTGGAATGAAACAATTCGGAGCAGATTTAAAAACCCAGACAGCCGCAGTAGCAAAGAAAAATGATGAAAATCAAAGTGATGCTGAAACAGCTCGATTACAAAGACAAAATGAGGCAGCAAAACAATCAGACAGTGCAAAATCAGAGACCAAGGGAACGGAAACTACAGATACAAAAGATGCTTCCTTAAATGATGTTGTAAAAGGATTAACTGTATTAAATAAGTCTATACAAGAATTAATTGGACAGAATGAAAAATTATTCATTGATCAAATTAGAGCTACAAAAGCTAATAACAGAAACAATTTTATAGGTACATAACATGAGTTGGAAGAAATATTTTACTCCTGTCGTTCTTGGCAATTCGCCAACTAATTATAGTCCGATGGGAAATTCTTCTAAACCAGGACCTGCACGGTCTAATTACAGCAGTTATCTACCTGAAGTTTACACTGGAGCTCCAAATAGAATAGATAGATATCTGCAATATGATACTATGGATATGGATAGCGAAGTTAATGCAGCCCTAGACATACTAGCAGAATTTTGCACACAACCAAACGATAATTCTAAGACACCATTTCAATTACATTTTAAAACACGAGCAACTACAAGCGAAACAAAAATCTTAAAAGAATATCTACAACAATGGTGTAAATTAAATAAATTTGACACTAGAGTTTTTAGAATAGTGCGTAATCTTTTTAAATACGGAGATGGATTTTTTATTCGAGACCCAGAAACAAAACAATGGTTTCATGTAGATCCAGGAAAAATTGTTAAAGTCATAGTAAATGAAAGTGAAGGTAAGAAACCTGAACAGTATGTTATACGTGATTTAAATCCTAATTTCGTAGATCTGGTAGTAACAACAATTTCTCCTAACACAACTAATACAAATAATAGGGGAACATCCTATGTGGCAGGAGGAGCTGCTGCTAGAGGGCAAGGAAGTTCTTATCCTTCATCTTCAGGTTCAAGGTTCCAAAATAATCTAAATGAGGTAGCTATAGAAGCTAAACATGTAGTTCATTTTAGTTTAAGTGAAGGATTGGACAATAATTATCCATTTGGGAATAGTTTGTTAGAACAAATATTCAAAGTATATAAACAGAAAGAACTGTTAGAAGATGCTATTATCATTTATAGAGTTCAAAGAGCTCCTGAGCGTAGAGTATTTTATATTGATGTAGGAAACATGCCAGGACATTTAGCAATGAGTTTCGTTGAAAGAGTTAAGAACGAAATTCATCAAAGACGTATTCCTAGTGCTACGGGTGGAGGAGTAAATGTTATTGATAGTGCTTACAATCCACTTAGTATTAACGAAGACTATTTTTTCCCTCAGACAGCAGAAGGTAGAGGAAGCAAAGTTGATACCTTACCGGGTGGTACCAATTTAGGCGAAATTGATGATTTAAAATATTTTACTAATAAATTATTTAGAGGATTACGAATTCCTAGCAGTTATCTTCCCACAGGTGCAGATGATAGTCAAGCTAGTTATAACGATGGTCGTGTAGGTACTGCTTATATCCAAGAGCTGAGATTCAACAAATATTGTGAAAGATTACAAAGCTTAATGGAAGATATTTTTGATGAAGAATTTAAACTTTATCTATATGATAAAGGAGTTAATATAGATACAGGACTATTTGACATAAAATTAAATCCTCCCTTAAATTTTGCTGCCTATCGTCAAAGTGAAATGGACGGACAACGTATAAACACTTTCAATACTCTACAGCAAGTACCTTTTATCAGTAAACGATTTGCCCTTAAAAGATTTTTAGGATTAAGTGATGAAGAAATGGCTGAAAATCAAATAATGTGGGCAGAAGAAAACGGAAAATTATCTAAGATATCGTCTAGCGCTAATGAAGAATTAAGAACTGCTGGTATAAGCCAGGCAGGAATAGAAAGTGATATGACTGATCTTGCTGATGAAGAAGCACCTCCAGAAATAGGATCTTTGCCCACCGATCCAGCTGCTGCTGCTCCTGCTGCGGCCACTGTTCAGGCTCCAATTAGTCCACCTACAGCATAAATATTTTTATGATACTTAGAGAATTATTTTATAGGAATAATGAATCTACTGCATTGTCCTACGACCTTGGGTACACACCTATGAAGGACAATAGTGTAATGAAACGCAGTGATACTAGGAAGACTAGACTAACTCTAAGGCAGATAAATGAACTGCGTAAATCAAGCGAACGATACATTCTTGAACAAGAAAAAGAATTAGAATTTATAGAATCAATGTACAAACCTCCGCCTGCGCCAACAGCATAATTAATTACAAGAGGATTAAATATGCGCAGATTTGTGCTAGGAAATGGTCGTAGCAGACTTAATATACAACCTATAGATTTAAAACCATTTGGTTATATTTACGGATGTAATGCAATATATAGAGAGTTCGACCCAGACTATTTGATAGCAGTTGATCCTAAAATGGTTTTCGAAATAGAAAATAAAAATTACCAGCTGACACATCAAGTTTGGACAAATGTTAATAGCAAATATAAAAAATTTAAAAATTTTAATTACTTTCAACCTAGTCTTGGATGGAGTAGTGGACCTACTGCACTAAATCTAGCTACACAACATGGCGCTACAGAAATTTACATTTTTGGATTTGACTATACAGGAACGAAAACTGGATTAGTTAATAATGTTTATGCAGATACACCAAATTATAAAAAATCAGATGAAGTGGCAACCTATTTTGGAAATTGGAGAAGACAAACCGATCAAGTAATTAAAAATAATCCTAGTATAAACTATTACAGAGTAGTGGAAGAAAATTTTTTTGATCCAGAATGGAATTATAAAAATTTCAAACATATTACATATTCTATTTTACATAATTTAATAAAATCTTGGCATCAAATACGTTAAAAATCAACCATTACTAACGGTTTATTTAAATTTTATGTAAATATTAATGACAGCCTTGCAACCTTTAGGAGACCAAACATGACTGATCGAAACAAATTCGAGCAGATGCTCGAACATCTTATTAATGATGAAAGTGACAAAGCCAAAGATCTTTTTCACCAAATAGTAGTAGCTAAATCGCGTGAAATTTATGAACAAATTTTAGCAGAAGATTTTAATGAAGAAGATGACGAGCAACAAGACGAGTCAAAGTGTGATGATGACGATGAAAAAGTCGATGAAGACACCGAAGATGACGAAGAGGACATGGACGAGAGTTTTGGCTTTGAAGAAGGCAGCGGAGATGACGACGATGTAGGCGGCGATGTAGGCGGCGATGCCAGTGATGACATGATTGATGACCTTGAAGCTGATGATATGTCTAGTGATGAAGATGATATGGACATGGACAGCGAAGGTGACCTAGAAGATCGTGTAGTTGACCTTGAAGATGCACTTGATGAATTAAAACAAGAATTTGAAAATATGATGTCAGGAAAAGACGACATGGACATGGGTAATGACGACATGGACATGGATAATGATGACATGGACATGGATGACAATAAAGATAAAATGAGTTTCGAAACAGACAACTTTATGCGTGAATACGTTGAAAAAGTTGGCGGTAAAGACTACACTTCTTATGGAAAAATGGGAGATAACGGTGTGAACACTAAAAGTGTTGTAGCAGGGAAAAACAACATGGGTGGCACTGTAGCTAATCTTAAAGGAGGTGTAGAAAGCGCACCAGTAGAAGCTAACAAAGGACACCTAAAAGGCAATGGTGTTTTCAAAGGAAATCCAAAAGAGGATAATATGGGAAACATTAATGTTCCAGGTGGAAATGCTGGGAAGACAGCATTTAAACATAAAGAGCCAACATATCCAAGTGGCTTAGGAAAAGAGCAGCCTGACAGAAGTGCCGATAGTCTACTAAACGGTGCTCCAAAAAGGGCCAAATAAGGTTGTAAATGAATTATCTTCGTGAAAATCTGAGTTTCGACCAAGCAAAAATGGTCGTTGAATCCGACGCGGACAATGACAAATCCCTTCATATGACAGGAATTTTCATTCAAGGCGATAAAAGGAATCAGAATCAGCGTGTTTATCCTGCGAAAGAAATCGCCAGGGCTGTCAAAACCCTGAACGATCAAATTGAAGGTGGATATTCAGTTCTCGGCGAAGTAGATCATCCAGATGACCTAAGAATTAACCTTGACCGTGTGTGCCATATGGTCACAAAAATGTGGATGGAAGGCGCAGACGGTTATGGAAAATTAAAAATCCTACCAACACCAATGGGCAACCTAGTGAAAACTATGTTAGAAAGTGGTGTGAAATTAGGAGTAAGTAGTCGCGGATCCGGAAACGTCCGAGAGGATGGTTCCGGTGAAGTTTCAGATTTCGAGATTATCACAATTGATGTGGTAGCTCAACCAAGTGCTCCAGGAGCGTATCCTACACCTATTTACGAACATCTTATGAATACACGCATGGGATATCGTAGCCTACGTATAGCGCAGGAAGTCAAGGGCGATCCTAAGGCACAAAAATATCTCAAAGAGAGTCTATTAAAAATAATAGACAAGCTCCGATAAAATAGGAGAATCACATGTTGGACGCATTAAAAAATTTATTTGAAAATAATGTGATTTCAGAAGAGGTAAAAGCTGATATTGAGAAAGCTTGGGAGGCTCGTGTAAACGAAGCCAGAACTCAAGTTACTCAAGAACTACGTGAAGAATTTGCACAACGCTATGAACATGACAAGTCTGTTATGGTCGAAGCGATTGATCGTATGCTTGGTGATCAACTGAGAAACGAAATAAAGCAATTTATAGAAGATCGGAATGAACTTGTAAAAGCTAAGGCTAAAGTAGTTGTTGAAGGTAAAAAAGTCGGACATTTAATGAAAGAATTTATTACTAGACAGCTAGCAGTGGAAGTAAAAGAACTTCATGAAGATCAAATACAAATGGCAAACAAATTTAGAACTCTAGAAAAGTTTGTAGTAGAAGCTCTAGCTCAAGAAATCGCAGAATTTCATTTAGACAAACAGGATTTAACAAAAACTAAAGTTCGTTTAGTTAGAGAAGGACGTGAAGCATTTTTACAAATGAAAGAACAATTTGTTAAACGTGCTGCACAATTAGTAGAAACTACAGTTGAAAAAACACTTTCTAAGGAAATTGGACAACTGAAAGAAGATATCGAAAGTGCTCGTCGTAATGATTTCGGACGCAAATTGTTTGAAGCATTTGCAAATGAATATCAAACTAGCTATTTAAATGAAAAATCAGAAACATCTCGTTTGCTGAAGGTCATAGACACTAAAGAATTAGAACTTGCAGCTGCCAAAAACGCTGTAGCAGAAGCAAGGGTAATTACAGAGAGCAAAGAAAGAGAAAATAAGCTTCTTAAGGAAAGTCAAGAACGTCAAATCGTAATTAATGAATTAATTGCTCCACTTGCTTCAAATCAAAAAGCAATTATGAAAGAATTATTGGAAAGTACAAACACAGTTAAATTGCGCAGTAGTTTTGAAAAATATCTACCGGCGGTTATAGCTGGAGATGCTCCGCAAAGAAAAAAACAGGCATTAGTTGAGGCAAAAGAAGTTACAGGCAATAAACAAACCAACAGCGTAAGTAGCAGCAAAGAAGACAGTAATATCGTAGATATACGTCGTTTAGCTGGAATTTAAGTTTAAGACAATTAGGAGAAATATAATGTCAGAACTACTAACAAGCCGTTGGGCAGAGACAAAAGAGGCTCTTTTGGAAGGCCTACAAGGCACCAAAAAATCAGTTATGGCAGCCACTCTAGAGAATACTCGTAAGTATCTTTCAGAAAGTGCTACCGCTGGTGCTACTTCTGCCGGCAACGTTGCAACATTAAATCGTGTTATTCTTCCAGTAATCCGTCGCGTCATGCCAACGGTAATAGCCAATGAAATAGTTGGCGTTCAACCTATGACAGGACCAGTTGGACAGATCCATACACTAAGAGTTCGTTATGCTGATAACTTTACAGACGGTACAGGTGGCAGCACAACAGCAGGCGAAGAAGCACTTAGTCCATTTAAAATTGCTGAAGGCTATTCTGGAGTAGCTCCAGGTAAAGCAGCAGCTACAGCCTCTTTAGAAGGTGTAGCTGGTAACAGAATGAGCATTCAAATCTTAAAGCAAACAGTTGAAGCGAAAACTCGTAAGTTAAGCGCTCGCTGGACATTTGAAGCTGCTCAAGATATGCAAGCTCAGCATGGTATAGATGTAGAAGCAGAGATTATGGCTGCTCTTGCACAGGAAATTACTGCTGAGATTGATCGTGAAATTCTTTCAAGTCTACGCAGTCTAGCAGGATCGCAAAATCAACAGGCTTTTGACCAAGCTGCTGTAAGCGGTACAGCTACGTTCGTTGGTGATGAGCACGCAGCTCTAGCAGTTGCTATCAATCGTGTTGCAAATGTAATCGCTCAGCGTACACGCCGTGGCGCTGGTAATTGGGCCGTAGTCAGTCCACTAGTGCTTACAATGCTACAGAGTGCTACAACTTCTGCTTTTGCCCGCACAACTGAAGGCACATTTGAAGCTCCAACAAACACTAAATTTGCTGGAACATTAAATGGTGCTATGAAAGTATATGTAGATACATACGCAGCTGACAATGCCGCTGTGCTGGTAGGATACAAAGGCGGTACAGAAAGTGATGCAGCAGCATTCTACTGCCCATATATTCCATTAATGAGCAGTGGTGTTGTACTTGATCCTAGTACATTTGAACCAGTAGTTAGCTTTATGACTCGTTATGGTTATGTAGAGTTAACAAATACTGCAAGTTCTCTTGGTAATGCGCAGGATTATTTAGGAACAGTCACAATCGCAAATCCAACATTCTTCTAAAATTATTCAAGATTATGTTGGATCCAAAAGGGCGCCAAGTGCGCCCTTTATTATTTCTTATAAATACATTGTAAGGTAAAATTATGCGGAATCCTACCGCGTAGAGCTTAGAACGCTTGTATACTCAAGGAGAAAACAAATGGGAAGACCAATACATAAGAAATACTTCGGACAAACAAATGTAGGCACAACAGGTGAGGGCGTAGGAGGTGAAGGAGTAGCCAGTGTAACCATTTCAGGTACATGGGCTAATTTTACAGCTAGCACTACTACAGTAACATTTAGCGCTCCACAAATACCAGGTGGTGAAACAGCCCTTGGTACTGCTGTAATCGCAGCAGGTGCAATTACAGCAGTAACAATTACAAATTCTGGTTCGGGATATACATCAGCACCTACAGTAACTATTGTTGACTCGGATGCTGGCGCAGAAACATCAGGCACAGCAACAGCAGTATTAACTACTGGACGTCAAAATTCTATTACAGTTACAGCTTTTATTCCAGCTAGTGGTTCAGCTGGTTTTATCAGTGGTGCAGGCGGCAGTTCAGCTGTGACAGGCGATATTATACGACAAGTTGGTTCAAATAAGTTTATAGTACAGACCTCACAAGGTATTGGTCGCTGTAAGCTTGTCACTGATGATGTAGCTAACGCAGCAGGTGAGATGAATATCACAGCAGTAGATCATTTATCAAATACATATTATGTATCTAAGTTAACAGCACGTAGAGCAAGATTAGTTCCTTTCGGTCAAGCAGGACATGCTTATGAATCTGGAAAAACTGTTCCTTGGTCTTTTGCAACAGCAACTAACGGCGTGGTAAAAGTTGATAATAGATAATAAGTAAAGCAATGACTTTAAAAGTATTAAATGTTAGCAATGGCGATTATAAAATCGTAGTAGGAAGAGATTCTGATCCAGCATCTCCTCCAACAACTCCAGCAGCAATCATTCTAGATACACGGGGTCAATTAGGATCCTCAAGTGGCAAAGTTTGGATATACGGTGATTTGACTGTAGAAGGAAGTACTTCATACCTACAAACTACAAATACAAATATACTAGACAGGGTAATAACTTTAAATAGTGGTGGCGCTTCATTGTCTTTGAACCCTGCTGGTACACAAATATCTGGTATTGAAATTGAAGGAGTTCCTGGAAATGCTGCTTTTATATTTAATAACGAATTAAGTCATAGGAATAGCAGTTTTTCGCTTACTAACGGAAGCTTTGATTTTAGAATAGGTACATCAAGAGCAGGTATTTACGTGTCAAGCATAAATGTTGCTAATGATCAAAATCTATATCTTATAAATCAAGGCACAGGTGTTGTAACTGTACAAGGAACAAATAACTACGAAGTAAATATTTTAGATTACCCTGATGGTCATACGCCAGGAAATCCTTATCAACCTAGTAACGGACCTATAAGTCTTTATTCAAGTGATGCATTACAAGACGCTTTAGTAAACGTTATTGGTATGGCAGATTATGTAAAATCTTATTCTTATTTTACTAACATCACTCATATTACTAATGATAATACAGAAGTAAGAGTGTTTGACGCTAACAGCACTGATAGCGCAAGTCTTAATAATCCTAGTTATATAAATTTTAAGGTTGATGCTTATCAACGAGCAACTATAGATGCTAATAGTCTTAATATTCCTATTAGTTATACTGGTTTCACAGGAGATCATGTTTTGAAATTAAGTCATGATGGTACTAATGCTATTATATCTGTAAGCGGTGGTAACAGAAATATAGAATTTGATCCTAGTGGCACAGGAAAAGTAAAAGTTTCGAGTGATTTAGAAACAACAGGTGTTGTGCAAATAGGCAATCAAACAAATGTGCCTGCTACAAATAATAGTTACAATGTCCTTTACAGTGAATCTACGTTAGGTATGGGAAAGACAGGATTGTATTTTGCTAATCCTAATACCAGTGGCGAGCTAGTGAGTAGACGAAGAGCTCTAGGGTTCAGTATGATATTTTAAGGACAAAAAGATGGCAATTTCAAACGCAGAATTACTTACTGGAGGACCTACTACAATTTTTACTTGTCCAGGACCAAGCCAAGAACATGCAGTGACTTGCATAATTTTTTGTAATACGGATACTGTTGATAGAAATTTAGATGTATATGTATTAAAAACTGGTCAATCAATTGCAACGAATCCTCAGACACAGATTATTAAATCACTTACTGTTCCTACAGGAGAAACATTTACTTTTGATACTGAAAAACTAGTTTTAGAATCAAATGATTCAATAGCCTGCACATGTTCTGCCGGTACCGGAAATTTAGTCATGACTACTGTGAGTTCTTTAAGGGTAAGTTAGTGAAATTTCTTAAAAAAAGTCAGCTTAATTTTAGAAATGTGAAAGATAAAAGTGTTAGTGTAGAAACTGATGGTAGAGTGACCATGGATGGAAATTTAAGTTTATCTATACCAAAAGGTAATACAGCAACTAGACCTGTGCCAGCTATTGAAGGCATGATTAGATACAACACAACTGAAAACGAATTTGAATTTTATCAAGGTAATGGTTTATTAAACTCAGCTGCATGGCGAAAAGTAAAATTTAAAGAACCTACTACAATAAGCTTTCAGTCATTTGAAAATCATGGCGGAGGTGATACATTTGGTCCATTAAATGTGAATCCTTGCAATTTTATAAAAGAAGGATCTAATAATCTTATAACTACTTTAGAAGCAGCACAAAGATTACTAGTAATAGTAGAAAATGTGATACAAGTAGCTAATGTAAATTATGAAATTACACTTACACCTCCAACGGGTTCCCCTGCAGGAGCATATATTCATTTTGGCAGTAATGTCCCAACGTCTAAAAACATCTATGTGATCAACGGCTTTGATCGATAATATTCAAAAAACTACATGTATTTGGATTTTAATAAATACGACTAGTAGATTTTTTGGATAAAACATGGCAACATTTTTTCGAACTAAGGTAGTTCAGGGTGTAGGTACTATACCAACAGATATCATTGCTACAAATGCTAATAATAGATTTACGATTTTAGGATGTAATCTTGCAAATATTGTTGAGGATAATACAACGGTTGATATATCTGTAGTTGATTCAGATAGCGTTGAAGCTTACTATGTAAAAGGCATCGTTATTCCAGCAAACAGTAGTTTGAAGGTAGTAACTAACGGTGAAAAATTAATTTTAGCTGAAAACTGTAGTCTGAGAATTGTTTGTGACGTTTCTTCAAGTGTAGATGCAATTATTAGTTATGCTGAAATAATTTAAGGAAATTATATGTCAGGAAATTATATTTTTAGTACAGATGATGCAATATTTGGAGAAAATAGTCCTAAGTTTTTTTATGGGCTGCGGAGAAATGATGACGGTGAATTATTTTTAACAAGAAATAATTTAATACAGGCTAGCACAAGCATTGTTATTAATAATCCTGGACCTCCTGATGAAGATTATGTAGAATTTGAATATGGGTTGGACTATGTAGATAATGTGAACGAAGATCATGAAATAGTTTTTCAGAATTTGTTTTTAAGTCAATATAGGTGGGATTCTAGATCAATTTATTATTATGTATCGGATGACGGAAGTTTCGTCGTAAGAATAAATCAAAAATATACATATCCAGAATAAAGTAATTAATATGAGATTTTAGGAAGAATTATGGCAGAGTTTAAGATCAGCAGACTACGTTACAGATGGATAGGAAACTGGCAACCTAATTATGCTTATAGACGTGATGATTGTGTATTTAATGCAGGGGGAGGGTGGACTTGCATTAGGGCTCATACATCTACTACATTTTATGCTGATCAAAATTACAAATTTGCTCCTACAGACACTTTAATTTCTCCGGCTTGGTCAAGAATGACCGGAGGATTAGAATTTAAACAAGATTGGTCAGCAGCGACGGTGTATACTGATGGAGATGTAATCAGTCATGGTGGAAATATATATACTTGTACCATAGGACATGTAAGCTCGATAACATTTGATCTTGATTATGATAAATGGTTGTTATTTTTTGTTGGTGAAAATTGGACTAACACTTGGACTAGCGGATATAGATATAAAATAGGTGATGTTATTCGATACAATGGAATAACCTATAGATGTATATTAGAACATACATCTTATTCATCTGGTATAAATGCAGGAAATTATAGTGGAGACAATGACAGTGCTAACGAAACATGGGAAATAGTAACTGAAAATATTTCCTATAGAGGTAGTTACACAATATCTACATTGTACAGAAAGAATGATGTAGTTAAATATGGTGGATCATTATTTATTTGCACAGATGAACACACCTCGGCCAGCCAAATAGGAAATATTAATAATAATTATTTTACAATATTATTTTACGGCTTTAACTATAATAATTCTTGGAGTAATACTGCATATTATGCGGCCGGAGATATAGTAAGAGTTAGCAGTAGTCTGTATATTGCACAAAAAAATAATATTAACAGTGAACCAGGCAATACCGTTTTTTATCCTAATGGAAATCCCGATTGGAATCATCTTGTAAGTGCTGTAAATTTTGTTGGTAATTTTTCTTCAAATCTATTTTATAAAAAAGGTGATCTAGTAAAACGAGGTGGTGCATTATGGGTAGCACTTACTGATCAAATAACAAATGATAGTACACTTGCGTATCTAGACGATAGTAATTGGGAAATAGTAATACCAGGAAATGAATTTAGAGGTAATTGGTCCTTAACAGATGATGAAGACGAATTCACCTACTACAATAGTGAAGATGTAGTTTATCATAGAGGAAGTGCATACAGATGCCTCATTCCTCATTTATCAACATCTAATACAAATCCTATAGTAGGACAATTATATTGGGCAGTATTAATAGAAAATGAACAAGGTGGTTTAGACCAAATAGGAGATTTATTAACTTTTGGTAAAACTGTATTGGGAGACGATAGTTCTAGAGGACCACAAAGGATTCCTATAGGACAAAAAGATCATGTTTTAACAATAAATGATTCTGAAGAAGGAAATTTTGTATGGCAAAGTTTTGGAGATCTAGCACGGAGATTTCATGTAGCACCAGACGGAGTAGACGACGAAACTGATCCCGAGAGAGGAATAAATTATTTTAAACCATACAAAACAATAAGATTTGCAACAGAAAAAGCAGATGACAATTTTTCAGGATTTACTACTATAAGCATTCGTACGGGCAGATATGATGAAATTTTACCTATAATTGTGCCTGCAAGAACTGCATTGTTGGGGGAAGAACTTCGTTCTGTCATTGTTGCAGCTCGAGGACCTATAACAGCAATGCAGCCAGATCCTGCTAAAACAAAAGCAGCATTAGTTAGAATTCAAACAATATTGCCTGACCTATTTACAGGTGTCTTAATTTCAAGAAGCGCAGGAAACACTTTAGTTCAAAATACTAGTTCTTTAGTTACTGAAACAGAGTCTGATATTGTTGAAGCTTTAATTGCAGATGCAACAAAATTTATAGATTTTAAAATAGGATTATCTACTACAAAACCAGATATAACAGGAAATAATACTCTTACAACTGATGTAGGAAGATTAGGTGCTGTAAGTAATCTTTTAGCTAATAAAGAATTTATAAAACAGGAAGCATTATGGTTTGTAAAAGCAACTCCTACTACATATCAGTTTGATGATGAAGTATGTTTAAGAGATCTTGATAGATTTATATCTGCATTTATATATGATTTACGGTATCCAGGAAATTACAAATCGACTCTAGCAGGGCGATATTACGGAAATGCTGTTGTGGGAAATGCTTTAGAAGATATGTTTTACGTAAGAGATTCTACTGGTGTACGTAATATGACTCTAATAGGCTTGAATGGAGAACTTGCCCCTGCTATTACTGGAGAACCTTATCGTAGAGTTACCGGTGGTAATTATGTGAGCCTTGATCCAGGTTGGGGACCAGCAGATACTAGAGTTTGGATCACATCTAGAAGTTGTTATGTTCAAAACTGTACTACATTTGGGTATGCAGCAGTTGGGCAAAAGATAGACGGTAGTCTTCATAATGGTGGCAATAAGTCTATTACCAGTAATGACTTTACACAGGTAATTAGTGATGGAATTGGAGCATGGGTATTAAATGGTGGAAGAGGTGAACTGGTTTCAGTCTTTACCTATTATTCACAAATTGGTATGTTTGCGGAAGATGGAGGAATTATAAGGGCTACTAACGGTAATAGTTCATATGGTACATTTGGAGCTGTTGCTGACGGAGATGATCCTGCAGAAACTCCAAGGTACGGAAAAATAAATGCGAGAGATCAACAGGCCCAGGTAGCTGCTGCTTTTTGTGGTGAAGCTACAGATGAAATATTTGCTTTAGAATTTAGTAATGCAGGACAAAATTATACCTCAGCTAATTATACATTTCAAGGTTCTGGTAGTGGATTGAGTCTACTTCAAGAAGAATTTAGGGATAATGCAATTTTTGAATGCCAAGTGCTTACTAAAGGCGTAAGTTACATTATTCGAGGATTTAATGCACAATTTGGTGATAATTTAACCCTAACTTTAGGAACAAATGATCTAGCCACAGAAGCAAGTATTTTAGGAACAAGACTTATATTAACTGCTGGTGACGGTACTGGGCAATATGGTTACGTGTATGCTTACAATGAAAATGAAAAACAGGTGACTGTGTACAAAGAAAGCGATGATACTCCTGGATGGGACCACATTATTCCTGGACTACCAATAAAAAATGTTTTAACAGGCACAGCAAGATATAGATTTGAACCTAGACCAATTTTTAGTCATCCTGGATTTATAGCAACTGAATATAATCTACCAACAGATAATTTATGGGGAGCTCTTGTTTATGGTGAAACAAAAGAAACTTTTAATGGTATAATTACAGATAATGGTCTTGCGCTTTTTAATATCACCAAAACTAATAGAACTTATAGTGTAACACTTGCAGCAGCAGGTACTGGATATGAAGTAGGAGATGTGTTAACAATTGTAGGTAGTCAAATATCTGCCAACGATTTTGAGCATGATATTAAAATTACTGTAACTGGAGTTTCATACAGCGGTTCAATTACTAACTTTACTTTTAAAGGGTTAGGTATAAGCGGAAAATTTCTTATATTTTCTCTAAACGGTGATACTATATATACCAGCAGGCAAGGAGAAACATGGACAGGAGCAATATTACCCATTGTAGGAGAATGGAGATGCGTAGCTGCAGGTGGAAATAGGTTTGTAGCTCTCAAATACAATAGTAATGCGGCAGTTTATTCTGAAGATGCGATTACTTGGAACCTAGCTCAACTTCCTTCAACAAATAACTGGAAAGCCTGTGCTTATGGAAATGGAATTTTTGTTGCTATAAGCAGTAATCAAGACGCAGGGGCATTTAGTACTGATGGAGGTGAAACATGGACGTTTACTGAGTTACCAGCAATAGGAGATTCTACACAAAATGAATGGGTTGATATTACTTATGGGCAAGGAAAATTTTATGTAATAGCAAATAGTGGTAACTCGCTGGCTGTGGGTGTTTATAATTCGAATACCAGTCAAATGAATTGGACAGCAGATGTTATAGAAGTTCAAGATTCTACTCTTCAAGATTGGGTTGGTATTGCATATGGCACAGGAAAATTTGTAGCTTTGTCAAGCACTGGGTATACCACGTATAGTTTTAACGGTTATCAGTGGTATAGCACTGCTCATGGAATGCCAGGACCGGCTCCAGGAGTAGAAATGACTTGGAAAAAAATTATATATGGTCATGGAGTGTTTTTAGCTTTATGTGCCAGTCAAACTAATACGGCAACAACTTTTGCAGCAACGTCAGAAAATGGTGTCCAATGGACAATTAGGACTCTAGACACCAGTCTAGAATGGAGTATAGCAACATTCGGATCTCCTGACATTACTCTTGGGGATTCTACTATCAGTAACAATACACCGTTGTTTATTGCCAGCGGAAAAAATTTAACAAATGCAGTTAACAAAATAATAACAGGAGCCAGAGCACTAGGAAGAGCAATAGTTGAAGGTGGAAATATTCAACAAATAAGGTTGTGGAATCCTGGATCAGGATATGCAGGATCTGCAACATGCACATTGGTTGATCCTAACAATACAATAGAAGCTACTCTTAGATGTAGAATAAATGATGGAGTGATTCCTCAGCCAACTTTCTTCAATAGAGGATTATATTGGAAAACTAATACAACAAAAGTTACTGTAGTAGGAGATGGCTTTGCAGATGTGCAACCAGTAGGAAAACTTGTTACTATTGATGGGCTAAGTGTAATTCCTGGACCAGGTGCTCAGTTTTATATAGGAGGAAAAAGTAATTTTATTACTGCTGTGAAAACTGACATTGAAACTAGTCAAAATGGAGACGGAACATTCAAATCAAAGTTTCAAGTAAGTCCTGCAATAACTTTTAACGATGAAATACAGGATGATCAAGAAGTACTCATAAAAGAACGTTATAGTCAAGTTAGAATAACAGGACATGATTTCTTAGATGTTGGAGTCGGAAATTTCGTAGATACTAATTATCCCGGTTTATATACAAATTATGAATTTGATAGACAACCGCAGAATGAAGTAGGACAACTGAATGGCGGCAGGGTATTTTACACATCTACCGATCAGGATGGTAATTTTAGAGCAGGAGAATTATTTGCAGTTGAACAGTCCACAGGGGCGGTCACACTTAGTGCTGATTTCTTTGATTTAAGTGGTCTAACAGAACTTGCACTAGGTGGTATTATTGTAGGTGGAACAGCAACAGTTATTAGAGAATTCAGTACAGATATTACATTTCAAGCTAATTCAAATAATATTGTTCCTACGCAAAGAGCTATTGCTGCATTTTTAAACAATAAACTTAATGTAGGAGGTGAAGATTTACTTACTGCCAGTTTTATAGCAGGGGTTGTACAAGTAGGGCCTAATAAAATAAGTAACACTGCAAATTTTACTAATCAAATACCTGTAGTAGCAGATTTTTCTGGTCCTAATGTAAATATTCAGGGATCATGGTTAGCACAAAATTACTTCTACAGATCTTTCAGGCCCAGGTAATAATAAATAATAAAACTTCATAAAAACCGGAGTACAGAATGGCTGAATTTAAATTAGGTAGAATTAAATTTGTATGGAAAAATGAGTGGAACTCATCTACTACATACATTAAAGATGACGTAATAAAATACGGCGGTAAAACTTATATGTGTGTATTAGGGCACACTTCATCACCAAATTTTAATACAGATCTAAATTTAGTTCCTACAAGATGGAATCTTATGGCAGATGGCCAGAGATGGCGGGGTGATTGGTCAGTAAACACAATATTTGAAAAAGGAGACCTTGTCAAATATGGTGGTAATGTATACCTAGCTATAATTTATCATACATCTACATCTACTGTAAGTTCAGGCTTAGAAACAGATTCTGACAAATGGGAGCTTTTTGCAGAAGGATTTGATTGGAAAAATGATTGGAGTGTTTCTACTCGTTATAAGATAAATGACATCGTAAAATACGGAGCTTTAAATTACGTTTGTATTACTTACCATACTTCAGCGTTAAGTTTAAGCCAAGGACTTGAAGCAGATCTTGCCAAATGGCAGATTTTCAGTACCGGTGTTGAATACAAAGGCAATTGGTCAACTGGAACACGTTACAAAATTAATGACGTGGTAAAATTTGGTGCTGGAACGTGGATTTGTGTAACTTATCATACTTCAAATACTTTTACAGGAGACACAGCCAATTGGAACACATTTATACAAGGACTAGAATTTGAGTCTGTCTGGAGCTCATCTAATTCATATCAACCTGGAGACATAGTTAAGTATGGTGGCAATCAATATGTATCAAAGACACTTCATACAAATAGTAATCCAGTAACAGGAACAGCTAATTGGAACTTATTTAGCGAAGGTTTAGATTTTAGATCCAACTGGAACATTGCTACTTCTTATTACATAGGAGAAGTTGTTAAATTAAATTCATATAGTTATGTTGCAAATTTAGATAGTCCTTCTTTCAGTGTATCTGTAACAGCATCGAGTTCAACTAACGATACATTCACAACTGCTGCAACTAACAATATGACAGTAGGAATGGCAATACAATTTTCAGGTGTGACTTTTGGAAATGTGTTTAACGGTGCTACCTATTACATTAAAGAAATAACAGGAGCAACATTATTTAAAATTTCAGACTTTTTAGGTGGTCCAGTTTTTGAACCTAATACTGGTTCAGGATCTATGACAGCTAATTTTTCGTTTAAACCTCCTAACACAGCTACTTGGACATTATTAGCTAATGGAATAAATTGGAGAGGTTATTGGGTAGATGATAGAGAATATGTACTAGGTGATGCTGTAAGATATTTAAATAATTCATATATCTGTGTTCTTGCACACAGGTCAGAAGCAGATGATGGATCAACAGTTTCTAGTACTGGTGGAGGGCAAGTACTAAGTCGACCAGATCAAGATATATTAGGCACTTATTGGAATATTCTTAGTGTAGGATCAGAAACAGCAACTTTAACAGAACTAGGAGATCTAGTGTACTATGATGGTGCAGGTCCGGCTAGACTACCTATAGGTACAGAAGGTCAAATACTTAGAGTAAGTGAAGATTTAAAGCCTGAATGGATATCTTGGGGATTAACAGATAGAGTATATTACGTTGGTGTTCACGGAGTTGATTTACCATGGCCTACTCATGGTGGCACAATAGATAAACCGTGGAAAACAATTAGATATGCTTGTATGGAAATTGAAAAAGGCGCTAGATTTCCTCAAGCAAAACGATTGCTTGAAATGAATAGATTGTTTATTCAAAGAGAAACCACTCAGTGGACAAATTATCAAATTAGCAATAGTATAGCTCCTTTCGCATCAAATTTCAAATATAGTGAAGAAAGATGCGAAAGAGATATAGGATGGGTTTTAGATGCTATAACATTTGACCTGTGTCACGGAGGAAATGTACGCACAAGAGGAGCAGCGCAAGCATTTGTAAACGCTTTGACAGAAGATGAACAGAGCGGAACTGGATTTTATACAAATTTAAATGCTGAAAGCACTAAGTCTATAGCATCTTATAATTATGCGTTAACGTTAATTCAACAATGCTTAAACAATGATCCTCCTACTGTAGCATATCAAAATGTAGCTGAAGATTCTACAAACATAATTGTGCAATACTTCGAAACTAAGTTAACAGGAGAATCTGGCGCTTTAGACGAAATAACAAAACTAATGGGTATAATTACACAAACTTTATTAGATAAAACAGCAGTAAATATACCTGAAAGGTACGCAGCATTTAATACTGTGCATGTACTCACTGGACAGTATAGAGAAGTATTACCTATAATTGTGCCAGAAAGTACAGTAATTCTAGGAGACGAAGTTAGATCTACAAATGCTGGTCCTATAGGTAGTATCACCGATCCTACTGATACAAAATTTAGTATACAAAGTTTAGGACGGCTAGAATCTATACTCGGAAATATTGTTACCGGTACTCCAGTGGTAAGAAGTCAAACAAACATGACTGATCAAGTAATTCAGATTCCACTTGGACAAAGTGCGCAAAGAACCCTTACAACAAGATTAACTAGATTGATGCAGCATAGAATTGATTTTCTAACTGCTCAAACTAATATGATATATTATACGTTACCATCTGGATTTGGAACTACGTTTTTAGCTGGACATCACCATGCCAGAACTCTTTTAATAGAAAACAAAGAATTTATTAAAAGTGAAATCTGTGCATTTGTAGACTTTACTTATCCTAATGTTAAATATTCTAGAACTAAATGCAAGCGTGATGTAGGATATGTCGTTGATGCACTAATTTATGATATTACTTACGGAGGAAAATCAGAGTCGTTAGATGCTGCATTATCTTACTTTGATGGACCAGGTTCTAGTTCAGTTATAGATAGCACTGAATTTTCAGCAAATATTGCTGCGTATCAAAGAATGAAAGTTATTTTAGGACAAATTGTAAGCAATACTACTGTTACAAAAACTACAGGAAATAATGCAGTTCAATTTAGAGATACAACGTACCTTACAAATGGAACAACTGCACAAACCTACCTAAATAATTGTATGGATATCCTTCTAAACATACTTATAGGTGGAAGTACTAATGCAACACCAACAATTATTGTAAATTCAATAACTGGTTCAAATACGCTAACAGTTACGTCCTCACACGGGTTAGCAGCAGGGGACGTATTATTTGCACTAGCTACATCATTAAATGGAATAGTAAATGGTGAAAAATATTTTGTGCTGCCTAATGGATTATCTGCTAGTAGTTTCCAAGTAAGTCTGTCTTTAAATGGACCAGGTATAACTTTGGTAAATGGAACAGGACTTTCTATAAGTTTTCATACTGTATCTCGTCCTCCTTTAACAAATGGAACAACAACAACTACTGCATTAATAAATTCTTTTGCTGCTCTAAGTTCTGCAGTGCCTCAAATAAAAATTGACACTATAGATTACATTAATAGTAATTTTGGAAGCTATACTTATATCAGTTCTCTTTGCAGGCGAGATATTCAATTGTTAATTGATGCAAGTTTTTATGACAGTGCATTTGGTTCAAACTACTGGGCAATACAAAACGGAATATCATACCTGAGACCACAATCACTGCCTGTGCTAAACTTCCAATTAGATCCTGAATTAGCCAGTATAGCTTTTATAAAACAAGAAGTTTCTGCAAAAGTTTCTACAAGCCCAACAACAGTAACAAGAGTAAACAATTGTTATGATGAAATTCTGGACATTATTAATAATGGATATGCAGCAGCTGATTCTATTGTATGGACTGATCCTGGGGTAGACAATAATAAATTATATGCTAGAGAACAACTACAGATTAATAGAGCTTTTATTATCAGCACTATCGTAACATATACTATTGTCAATTACAATGCATATTGGCAAGGTTTAGGAGCTGGAGGTCAAACTACATACCAAAGAGACATAGGGTACGCAGTAGATGCATTTAGTTATGATGTACAATACGGTGGAAATTTAGCTACAAGAAATATAATTAGATCACTTTTTAATCAAGTAAATGGTGTATCTGTGCTGCCTGATGCAGGAGCAAAAACAGCAAATGCAGCAGTTTATGCTCAATTAGGCAATATATGTGGACAAGTTGTTAGAGAGCTTTATGCTGGACAGGATACTAGTGGTAATCCAGCTAGCGCTACGGAACAAACACAGATTACAGTTTTAGCAACAGCGATAAATGCAGCCATAGTCGCAGACAATGCAACAATAATACCTGCAGAAAGTACTCCTATTATTACATGGGCTGCTAGTGATATACAAACAGCTTTAAATTTAGTAAAATTAGAAAAAAATATTATAACATCTAACACATTACAATATATTACGGATACATTTAGTGATTTCAAATATAATCAAGCAAAATGTAGTAGAGATTTAGCAATAATATTAGATGCTGTATGTTATGATTTTTGTTTAAATTCAAATCATCAAACAGTAAAGGCAGGATATTCATATTTGAGATCTAGTAGCAGCGAAGTTTTCAGTTTGAATCAGAAACAGGTAACAAGAGATGCTCTAACCTTTGCAAAGAATAAAGCATTGACTTTGATTAGTTCTAATACAACTGCTGCAACAAGACTGACTACTTTAATGCAAACGATAGATGATATATTATTTGGTGCTACAGTTGAAGGTATTCCTTGTAGTCAGCCTGAAGCTAATACTGATTATGCTATTCATCTATTAGAACTTAATAAGAAATTTATTACAGATGAAATTGATGCTTATAATCTTCAGACATTTAGCAGTACAGTTGTATTGACAACAACTAGTACGCTCACTTGTTCGTCAACAGCATGGATGTCAAGAAATGCCGCAGTAAAATTTGTAGGAACCTTATTTGGCGGTTTAAGTTTACAAACAGTTTATTACATACAAAATATTATCAATAATGCTACATTTACTATTGCTCTAACTAAAGACGCAACGCAACCATTGGCACTTACTGGTAGTTCTGGCACTATGATGGTAATGTTAGACTATGATGAAACTGCATGTGCAAGAGATATTACAGCATACGTTGATGCAATCAAGTATGATCTTAGATTCACTGGTAATTATAAATCAAGTTTAGCTGCTAGATACTATGCTAATTCTGTAATTGGTAGTTTTGAAGAAGACATGTATTATCTTAGAAATGCTACCGGTGTTCGTAATCAAACACTAGAAGGCCTCAAAGGAGATCTACTTGCACCTAATTCTTTTGGAACAAGCAGAGTAAGTGCTGGAGCCTACTGTTCTTTAGATCCAGGATACGGTCCAGCAGATTATCATACATGGATTATTACCAGAAGTCCTTACATTCAAAACGTAGCCACTTTTGGAAACGCTGCTATTGGCCAAAAAATAGATGGGAGTTTACACAATGGTGGAAATAAATCATTAACTTCAAACGATTTCACACAAATTATCAGTGATGGTATAGGTGCCTGGGTAACAAACAATGCTAGAGCTGAATTAGTTTCTGTGTTCACTTACTATTCTCACGTGGGGTACTTAGCGGAAAATGGTGGGCGAATTAGAGGCACTAACGGAAACAACTCTTATGGTGATTTCGGCAGTGTTGCAGAAGGGTTTGATAACACTGAAACTCCTATTGTTGCTGAAATTAATAACAATGGATTTATCGCAGAAGTAGGATCTGTTTTAGGTGATGGAACTAACAAAATTTTCACTATTGAATATTCAAATGCAGGTAATAACTACACCACCGCTGCATGGGCGTTTGGAGGAAATGGCACACAATTATCTGTAGAACAAGATGAATTTAGAGATCGTGGAGTAATGCAAGTTAGGTTGACAGACCTAACGGACGATAGTACAGATGCGCCAGAAGCTGTTGGTAATTTTGGAGGTTTTGGATATATTACAAACAGTAACGTTGCTCAATCAGGGACTACAACATCAATTAAAATTGCAGCAGTAGATCCAGAAGTGGCAGCAGCATATATAGGTATGAGAATAGTAATTACAGCAGGATCAGGAGCAGGTCAATATGCTAGCATAACTTCCTACAATATTGGTACTAAAGATCTTACAATTGTAAAAGAAAGTGATGGCTCAGCCGGATTTGACCATTTTGTTGCAGGAACCCCTATCGTAGCTCCAGATGCCAGTTCAAGTTACACTATTGAACCTAAAATAACTTTTAGTAATCCAGACTACAGCAGTACATCAATGACATTATCCACTGCCGCTGTATATAGCGATTTAAATTGGTCGCGTATTCTAAGAGTATTTTACCCAATTACAGGTAATACAAGTGGAGGAGGATCTGGTGCAAGATTTGTAGTAACTAAAAAAGGCTCCAAATATTCTTCAGTAACACTTATTCCTGGATATCTTGGTGTTAATTATCTAAGACTAGATACTATAACTATTTTAGGATCTAATGTTGGTGGTACTGATGGAGTACACAACCTAACATTAACAATTACATCAGTAAATTCAATTAATGGTAATATTGTTGATTTTGAAATCAGCGGTACTGCTGAAGCTGGGAACTTTATAGCTTTACCTGCTACTGGCCAAACAGTAATTACTTCTAATGATGGTATTAACTGGATTAATAGACCTAATGTATTACCTGCTAGTCTTAATTGGACAGCAATGGCTACAGGTGAAATAGTTGAAGTTACTCCTACGCAGGCTGGATCATTTATAGTAGGAAGAGCATACAAAATTGCTGCTCTAGCTACCACACAGTGGACTTTAATTGGGCACCCTGCAGCCAGTAATTTGACAGTAAAGGTAGGAGATTTCTTTAATGCTACTGGATCAGGCACTGGAACAGGAACTGCAACTGCATTTGAAAACTTAACCGTAGCCATTGCTAACGGCAGTAATGCAACTGCTTATAGTAAAAACGGTGGTGTATCATGGAGTGCTGGGCAAAACCTTACAGGATCCTCTGTTAATAACACTGCAATCGCATACGGAACATTATCAAATGGAGCAACCAGATGGTTGGTAATAAAAGCAGGATCACAACAAACAAGTTATAGCAGTACAGGAGGTATAGCCGGTTGGGCAGTAGGTGGATTAATGCCAGGAGAAGATAATTGGAGCAGTTTGGCTTATGGAGCTGGAAGATTTGTAGCAATTGCAAATGGCACAAGAAATACTGCTATTACTGTTGACGGCGGAATATCATGGACCTCCGGAGGACAATTACCGGATATCGGTTCGGGAGGTACTGCAAATCAATGGATCAGTGTTGCTTACGGAAAAAATAGATTTGTTGCTGTGGCTGCTAATTCTACAGACATAGCCGCTTATAGCTTCGATGGCTTAACCTGGATACAAACTTCATTGAGCACTACAGCAAGTTATACTAATATATCATATGGTCAAGGAATATTCTTAGCTACTAATGATTCGAATACTGCATGTAGTTCCCAGGACGGGATTATTTGGACAAATAGAGTGTTAAATCGTGCAAGCGGCACAGGATTTAAAAAATCAGTGATTGGAAATCCTTTGAATACTCCAATATGGACAGCGATACCAAGTGCCTCAACGACTTCAAGTTCATACGCAAACTTAGGCGCCACTACGCTAGCAAGATGTTTTGTAACAGATGAAAAAATATTTTCAATTCGTATCATAGAACCAGGTTCTGCTTACACTTCTACTCCTACAATGACGATTACAGATCCAAATAATATCTATGAAGCTCCATTTACAGTGAGAACTGGATTTGGAATTTTAGCTCAACCTAGTTTTAAAAATAGGGGTATAGGATATAATAATGTTGTAGCAAGTATAGATAGTGGCGATGGATTCGCAAGTAATTTCCAATCTGGAAAATTTGTTTCTGTTAGGAGGCTTACAGGCACTCCATCATCAGGAGCAAATGTGGTGTTCGCACATTTACCAAATAGAACTTTCAAGTTAGTTCAAGTGTTATCATTACAAGGAACGAATATTGGTTCTATTAAGGCTTTTTTCCAAATTAGCCCTGAATTATCAACGTTTGATTCCCCTCCAGACGGTACGGGTGCAACTACAAGAATTAGGTATAGTCAAGTAAGACTTACTGGACATGATTTCTTAGATATAGGCACTGGTAGTTTTACAGAAACCAACTATCCTTTAACACCTTTTCAGTCTCCTATTCAGGCTAATGAAACTGTTGACAACAACGGAGGAAGAGTTTTCTATACTTCAACTGACCAGGACGGAAATTTTAGAGTTGGAGAACTGTTTACTATTGAACAAGCCACAGGTGTAGCTACATTAAATGCAGATGCATTTAATATTTCAGGACTTTCAGAACTTACACTGGGAGCTGTTACCTTAGGCGGAACAAGTGCAACTATTACAGAATTTAGCACAGATCCATTCTTTACTTCCAACAGTGATAGTGTGGTACCTACTCAAAGAGCAATACGTAGTTATATTGCTGCGCAAATTGGAGGAGGTGGAGCGTCAATCAATGTAAATAGTGTTGTAGCAGGCTTTATTGAAATTGCAGGAACGACTATTTCTACAACTACTGGTCAAGCAATTACTATGAGCGCTAATTTTAACTTTACAGGCGGAGTTAAAGGTTTACCTGTAGCCTGGAATTACTTCTTAAATAATTGATAATATGGAGATTTAAATGGCGACAGGAAGATTAGGAATTCAGGATATAACAAGTGCAGGAGCAAACACATACTATACTCCTTATCAAGTTCCGGCGAATACATTCTCGGTGATAACAGTCAGCGTTGCTAATCGTAGTTCTACGAATACAGCTACAATTAGAATAGCTATTACAACATCTGTAGCTCCTTCTGCACCAACAGACGCAGAATTTTTAGAATTTGATTCTCAAATTCTTGCAAATGGTGTTTTAGAGCGCACAGGACTTGTTTTAGATTCAGGTAAATATGTAAGCGTCAGAGGAGCAGGTACAGGACTGGCGTTAAGTATTACTATAATGGGTATAGAGACAACGACAGCATAATAGGAATGAGAAAATGGGAAGACACATAAGTACAGGAGTAGCAGGAAGCGGAGCTGGCCTAGGATCTATATATGCAGCTGGTCAGAATCTACTAACTACAGCAGTTACAAATCAAGATATAATTTTTGATCCTAATGGAACTGGTACGGTGCAGTTTATAGGAGGAATGCAGCTAAGAACTAATGGTGAGCTTAGAGCATTTAACACGGCAAATACGTTCTATTCTGCTATCAAATCCTTAGCTGGACTAACTGGTAATACAAATTTTCAACTTCCTAGTACTAACGGATCAGTGGGTGCCTTTTTACAGACTGATGGCACTGGAGTAACTAGTTGGCAAACAGTGCCAACTGCTGCACTAACTGTTAGTGATGCAGGATCTAACAGCAATACACATTATGTATTCTTCGGAACTAGTTCAGCACCAGAAGGTTCACTTCCTCTTGCTGCTCAATCTACTATGAGAGTGGATACTGGACTTAGTTTTATTCCTAGTGAAAATAGGCTTATCTCTACTATAGGACAACATACTACAGTTACAGGTAGCAGTGGTGCAAGTGGTCAGCTTACTTTGAACGGAACTACAAATAATACTAAAAACGCATCAAGTATTTTAATGAATGACAATGTTCCTAGCACAGCTTTTAGTAATGGTACTTTAGTAGTCACTGGCGGAGTAGGAATAAGCTTGACATTAAATGTCCAAGGGGCAATTACATCAGCGGGATCAAACGTAGTAACTCAGTCTAGTTTAAGTACCTTACAACCTACACTTGGAGCAAATTCAATTATAAGAACAAATGCTAATTCAATAGGTGAAAATCTCACAATACCAGCAAACACAAATGGTATGAGTAGTGGTCCTATAACTATCAATAGCGGTAATACAGTTACTGTAAATGGAGACTGGAGTATAGTTTAATGAGTACATTAGTTACTGATGAATTAGCTGCTAGACAAGATAATGACCATTTAATTACTTTTCCTAGCAACCAAGTTTTATATGCGCCTGGACAGGTTATACAATGTGTTTGGCGTAAAATGGATAATCATGTTACTTATAACAGCTATAATGACAACAATAGTAGAGATATTGCAGGACTAAACACCACTATTACACTAAAAAGAGCAAATAGTCGTGTATACTTACAATGGTGGTTGTTTTATGAATGCCATCATGATATTACATTTCAAGCTAAACGAAGTAATACAGTAATTGGGTTTAATCAAGAAGTAGGAAATGTAAGATATAGCGGAATAGGCTGTGCAGAATATGAGCATAGTCATGACCAAAATAGTACGCCATCTTACACACACATGGCCTGGGTCGATACTCCTGGCAGTGTAGGTCCTCATGTTTATAGTTTAGGGTCGAGAAGTAGTACAGGCACCAACTATGATATACGTGTAAATAGAGCATGGGGAGCATTTCAAGATGATCATGAAGGCGGAGTAAGCTACTGTATGATTCAGGAGATTGCACAATGACAGTTACACTTAGTGGTTTGACATCTGCTACAGGAAGTCAACTGTCCATAAACAATGGTCTTATTCAACAAGGCACAGTGGTTCAATATGTTCAGGCAAGCACTAGTGTAAGAGCTACGTACACTGCTCAAAATTCAGGAAATGGAACAGCTATAACACAACTTAATTTAACTATTACTCCATTGAGGTCAGACAGTGTTATTTGGCTACGTTGGACCACATTTTATGAAATGCATCATGATTGTGGATTTGTAGTTTTAAGAGATACTAATTTAATAGGATATAATACATATAGAGGAAATGTTCGTTGGTCTAATATATTAACTCCAGCATATGATAATGATTATAGCACAACTCCACAACAGAGTACAATAAATTGGTTTGATCCAGCGACAAATACTAATGCAAGAACTTATAGTTTGGCTGTAAGAAGTAGTTCATCAGGAACATATACCTATGCCCTCAATAGATCGTTAAACAGCGCGGGTACAGATGGGCAAGAAGTTGGACATAGTTGGGGCTGGGCAAGGGAGATTGCAGGATGAGTTTGTTAAGAGTTGACACAATTAACGGTCCAATCAGAATAAAATCTCCTAATGCTATCTACGC